ACTGGGAGTTAAAAAAGGATGAGGCAAAACCAGATTTTGTTAAACATACAAGAGGGTATTTGCTTCACAACACAAAGCCTATTGAGGCAATGACAGAAGAACGAGCAATAGAATATTTAATTATGAAGGACTTACCACAACATGTGTGGAAAGATTACGACAAAGCAAATAAACCTAGAATGGTTATTTGTACTAAACAACAGCTTCCTAGCACTAGAGTATGGCGAAATGCTTGGAAGATTAATGAAGAACTAACCATACAGAAAGAAAAGGTGGCTTAAATGACAACCAACATAGTAGATAAAGATGGAAATACTATTGCAGCATCAGATGCAACTGTGCCATCAGACAGACATTTTAGAAATGCTTGGTCATTATCTGGTAAAACAATAACTGAAGATTTAGCTGAGTCTAAAAAGATTTTTCAAGATAAGATTAGAGAAGTTAGAACTCCGTTATTAGCTGAAGAAGATGTAGTCTATATGAAAGCATTAGAAGCTGGAGATAGCTCTGCTCAATCTGCAAGTGTAACTAAGAAGAAAGCTCTTAGAGATGCACCTGCTGCAAAGGCAATATCAGATGCAGACACTATAGCTAAACTTAAAGCTGCTTGGGATACAAGCACATTAGGTGACAGTCCATACGCATAGGAGTAAGGAATGGCTTTAACTAAAATTACAGGTAAAGGTATAGGTGCTGTTGATGAGATAACTTCTGATACAGCAGGAACTTCAAATTTTGTAGCAGGTGTCAATGCAGGTGATGCCATAGCAAGTGGTGGTAATTATAATGTTTGTGTTGGAGATGAAGCAGGAACTGCAATAACTACTGGTGATGACAATGTGGCAGTTGGTTATGCTGCACTCAAAACAGAAGATGCTCATGGAAGAAATACAGCAGTAGGATATGAAGCACTAGAAATGTTAAATGCAGGTGCTGATGGAGAAAATGTTGCTGTAGGGTATCGTGCAGGAGAAGAACTTACAGAAGGTATAAAAAATACTTTGATTGGAGCACAAGCAGGAGATTCTTTAACTCATGCAGATTTTAATGTTGCAGTGGGTAGAAATGCATTAACAAATGACACTCAAGGACATAGGTCTGTTGCAATAGGTCATGCTGCATTAGGAACACAAAACTTTACAAGTTCTACCGATACTTACAATACAGCAGTTGGACACAGTGCAGGTAATGCAATAACAACAGGTGTTGAAAATGTTATGATAGGAGGTAATGCAGGATTACAATCAACAACAGCAGATGATAATGTATTTATTGGTTTCAAAGCAGGTGGTGGTGGAGCAGTTTCGGCACAAACTGGACATGATAACATTTGTGTGGGTTCTAGTGCAGGACTTTCTCTTACAAGTGGGGGAGGTCATGTTATCATTGGAGAAAGAGCAGGACAAAGCACTACAACTGCAAACAATAACATTATGATTGGTCAACTTTGTGGTGCTCATGCTCGTGAAACAAATGGTAGTTATAACGTATTAGTAGGAAATTTTTGTGATTCGTCTTCTACATCAGTAGACCATGAAATTATAATAGGCTACGATGTAACAGGGCAAGGTGTTAATAACTTTACATTTGGTAATGCAAGTAATGATTCTAATATAGCATTTGGTGCAACATCTATATCAGCACCATCAGATGAAAGATACAAAGAAGAAGTTACAACATCAACAGCAGGTCTATCGTTTATAAATGATTTAAGACCAGTAACATTTAAATGGAAAAAAGAAAAAGATATACCTACAGACCATAAAGCATATGTAAAAGATTCTGATGCAAGAGTTATGGGTAGAGGTGAGACCATTCAACATGGATTTATTGCACAAGAAGTTAAAACTGCAATCGATAATCATTCTGAAATTAAAGATGGTTTTGATATGTGGATGGAAGACCCCAATGATGGTAGGCAAAGAATTGCAGATGGTGCTTTAATACCGATGCTTGTAAAAGCAATTCAAGAATTATCAGCTAAAGTTACAGCACTAGAAACAGAAAACAAAACACAAACAACACAGATTGCTGATTTGATTAGCAGAGTTACAGCATTGGAGAGTGCTTAATGCCATACATAGGTCGTTCAGAAAATTTTGGTGTAAGAAGTAGGTTTCAGTATCAAGCTACGGCTGGACAAACCAGCTTTAGTGGATCGGATGCCAACTCACTTGTACTAAGTTACAACGATACATTGTATATGGATGTTTATCAAAACGGAATATTGTTAGTTCCTGGGGATGATTATACGGCAACAACTGGCACAACTGTTGTATTAGTTCAAGCAGCGAGTTTAAACGACATAGTAGAAATGGTTGTCTATGATGTATTTACTGTAGCAGATAGTTATACAAAATCAGAAGCCGATACAAGATACCCATTCAAAGGTAACAATAGTATTATAAGATTAAATGGACAGACAATCAGTGCAGATATTACAATAGATAGTGATGAGAATGGTGTAAGTGGTGGTCCTATAACGCAAAGTGCAACAGTTACTGTTAATGGATATTGGAGTATTGTATGACAAGTCAATTAAATGTAGACACGATTGCAGATAAAGCAGGAAGTGGACCTGTTGCTTTAAATAAACAGACTGCTGCTAAAGTAAGATATAATTTTGAATTAGACAGTAGTGCCAATGCTCTTGAAGGTTCTTTTAATTGCTCATCTGGTGCAGACAATGGTACAGGAGATGCTACTGTAACTTTTACAAACGCAATGTCTGACCAAAATTACACACCTACTAGTTCTAGTGCAGACTCTGATATTTGCCACACTCAAGGAGATAGAACAGATGGAAATGCAAGTAGAGGAACTACAACTTTTGCAAGTAGAGTAAGAGATAATGGTGGCACAGCAAGAGATGCAGTAGCTTGTGTCGCATTATTTGGAGATTTAGCATAATGGCAAGTGAACTTAAAGTAGATAAATTTACAGGTGTAACCACAGCAGGTTCTATACTTGTTACAGGTGAAGGCAATACTAACACTACTAATTTACAACAAGGATTAGTAAAGCATTGGGTAAATTATGATTTTACAGCTGCAACTATAGATGGAAGTAATAATTCATCAAGTGGAACAGACCATTCAGCAGGACATTATACTAGCAATTTTACTACAAATCTAAATTCTGCAACCGATAGATGTCATACCGTTAACGTTTGGAATACTAACAATCAAGGCAGTGGGTCATTAGGTGGCAATGAAAGAGGAGCTAGTGGTGGTTCTGTTAAGGGAAATTCAACAAGTGCAATGACAACATCCTCTGTTTATGCAGAATTTTTACAAGGTGCTAATGCAAGTTCTAATGGAGATCATAGTGATTTTTCAGCGGCTTTCATATCTACAATGGGAGACCTCGCATAATGGCTAGTATATTAAGAGTAAACACATTAACAGATGCAAGTAGTAATAATAGTATTGCTACGAGTGTATTAAATAATGGAACTGCAAAAGCATGGGGACTATTTAATGGCACAGGTACCATAGCTATTCGTGATTCTTATAATTTTTCTTCTATAACAGATACAGCAACTGGAAGAATTACAGCTTCTATAAATGCAGATATGGGTAGTGTAAATTACAGTCTTTCTGCCCAATCTAGTTTAAATGATACAACTGGTGATAGCAGAACATATAATGTAGAACCTGCCTCAAGGGCAGCAGGAAGTTATGAAATGGCAACATATTCCACAACTAATTATGAAGATCATGCTTATGTTGACACATCAATTCACGGAGACCTAGCATGACCAAAGCAGCAGAATTAGCAAAGATGGGTGAAGTTCTAACCAATAGCCAGATTGGGGGCAGACGCAACATTGTAATTAATGGTGCAATGCAATGTAGCCAAAGAAGCACCTCAGAAACAGGACAACATACAAGTGGTTATCTTACACTAGATAGATTTAATTTTAATTTTGTAAATGAAGATGAATTAAGAACAACATTAACACAAGCAAGTGAAGGTCCTGATGGCTTTGCTAATTCTTTAAAAGTTCAAGCAACTACAGCAGAAAGTGCTGTTGCAGCAGATGAGGAATTTAGAGTTATTTACAAAGTAGAAGCACAAGATTTACAACAATTAAAGTTTGGAACATCTGCAGCCGAAAGAATAACTGTTTCTTTTTATGTAAGAAGTTCTGTCGCTGCAACTTATGGATTTAATTTATTTCAAAATGATGCTAGTAAAATAAATGGACAAGCATATACAATTAATTCTGCTAACACTTGGGAACGTAAAACTTTAACATTTATAGGTAATACTTCAGATGTTATTAATGATGATAATGGCATAGGTATGCAATTAAACTGGTTTCTAATGGCTGGAAGTAACTTTACATCAGGGTCAAATAGTGGTTGGGAAACTTTTGCTGCTGCTAAACACGCAGTAGGACATAATGCAAATGCAGTTGTAACAACAACAAATGCAACATGGCAAATAACTGGAGTCCAACTAGAAGTAGGCTCACAAGCCACACCATTTGAGCATAGGTCATTTGGGGAAGAACTAGGTTTGTGTCAGAGGTATTTTCAAAAATTAGGTGTAGGTTATTATGCAGCAAATGGTCTCGGTACTACTAAACTATCAACAGGATTCCCTTTAGCAACCGCAATAAGAGCAGCACCTAGTTCTGTTACTGCTCCTACAAGTCAATTTCACAGAAGTGGAAATCAAAACTCAAGTAGTGCTACTATAGATTCAATAGTTTTATCTCACAATAGTTCTTTTTTAAATTTAAGGCTTACAGGATTTACAAGTGTGACGGATGAAGCTCCTCATGTTGTTTATAATAATAATGAAATGTCCATAGACTCGGAGTTATAAAAATGAATATTAAAAATGCAAAATGGTGTCCCCCTCACGAAAGAACTGGAGAAACAAATACTTTAATAGCTAATATTGATGGAGTAGATATGACTATTCCAAAAGATACTGGTAACAGGCACTATCAAGCAATCCAAGAATGGGTGGCTGAAGGCAACACAATAGAGGATGCTGATTAATGTTAGGTCATGCCGCCATAGCAGAAACTGCTCTTGCTGATGTAGGTGGTGTGTTATTAGACGCTACTGCGGAGATGAGTGGTGTTGCATCTAAGACTTCTGTAGGTGTAGGAATACTAGCTGGTATATCAGAGATAAGTGGTAACTTTACACAGACAACTGCTGGTATATTTATAACAGGTGGTGCTAATGCAGAGTTAAGCTCTAATTTTACACAGACTACAGAAAATATAAAATTAGTTAATTTTACTGATGTAACAATGAGTAGTGCATTTACACAAACGGCAGATGGTATTACTATACTAATACCAATAGTAAGCACGGATTTGAATTTTACAAAGACATCATCTGGAGATATACTGTTTGTAAATATAGACGCAGGAACAACAGAAGAAAGTTTTACAGAGATAACACCTAGTGGTACAGAAACATACACAGAAATAACTCCGTCTGGTACGGAAACTTGGACAGAGATACAGTGAGGTAAACATGGCAAGTACATACACAGCAAATAGCGGCATAGAAAAAATAGGTGCTGGAGAACAAGCGGGAGCTTGGGGTACAACTACAAACAACAACTTGGATATTCTTGACAGAGCAATTAATGGTGTAGGAGCCATAACATTATCTGGTACAACTCATACTCTAACAACTAGCGATGGTACATTATCAGATGGTGGGTTTAAGGTTTTAGTATTAGGTGGGTCTCCATCTGGTACAAACACAATAACTATATCTCCAAATGATCAAGATAAAGTTTATATAGTACAAAATAGTACAAGTCAGACTGCTACATTTACACAAGGGTCTGGTGCCAATGTATCAATAGTTGCTGGATCAAAGAAGATTATATATGCAGATGGTGCAGGATCTGGTGCGGCAGTTATTGATGTAACAGATGCTTTGGACATAGCATCACTTAGAATAGCTGGTACTGCCGTTACATCTACAGCAGCCGAATTAAATATATTAGATGGTGTTACATCTACAGCAGCCGAATTAAATCTTATGGATGGTGGTACAAGTAGAGGTACAACTGCTGTAGCCGATGGTGATGGAATTGTTACCAATGATGGTGGCACAATGAGACAAACAAGTGTGGAAACTTTTTCTACATATTTTAATGCAAATGCTTTTTTAGTCCCCTCTGCTATTACAAGTTCTGGGACACTAACTCCTTCTGCTGCAAAATCAATCTATCAAAAAGTTGATACATCTAGTGGTAATATCACGGTAACACTAGCAATAGGAAGTTTAGCTATAGGTCAATATATAATTCTTGATAAAACAAGTTCAAGTAATACGATGACTGTGGCTTATCCTTCAAACTCACAAGGTGTAAGTCTTGGTACTTCAGCATCTTTTGCAGTAGCTATTAATCAAAACGGTTCTATATTTACATTCATAGAGTCAATAAAATTTTAGGTGTTAAATGAGTATACCATTAGTATCAAATTTAGGGTTTACTGAGGTAAGTTCATCAGGGACTTTAAATGACAAAGCGGGAGTAGCAAAAAGTAAGTTGCCCGTCCAGTTTTTTAAATTAACAGATAATGTTTCTGGTAACTTAACAATGACAAACGATTCGGCTCATAAAAAAATTATTATAGATACTAACGGCAATACAATTCTTAATTCTTCTGGATCACCAATTACAAATAACTCTAGTACAGATGTAGAATTAATAGGAAGTGGTAACGTACAATCAACACTTAAAACTTTTACAAGTTCTAATAGTGATGCTGGTAATACTGGTACAACTGTAATAGAAACAGCAGACAATTCAACTTTAGAAGTAACTACGGATGATCATACTTTTGATGCAGCCTTAATTGATGATAATAGAAGTGCAGGTAGTGGTACATCTTTTGGAGATGGTAATACCACAGTAACAAAACCAAATACGGGTAGCACTGCTGATATGCTGGTAAACGAAACTTATTATACTACAGCTAACACTACTAATTTTGGAGGTGTAGGACTTACTAATATAAATAGATCTGATTTTGCCATGTCTTTTACCCATGCTTTTTTAGAAGATGGTACACCAATAAGTGGAGCTATTGTGGGTCCTAGTGGGCCAAGCACCTTTGATGGAGTATCAGCAGACCAACCAGACACAAACACAACACATTCTCACGCAGGTGCAACTTATCGTTTTATGAGATGGAACAGTGCTTTGGTTGGTGTGAACAATGGTAATTCTGGTACTTTTGCAATAGAAATGTTTATAGATTCTGCTACAGGTAAAGCAGTGGTTGCAATTATAGGTGGTCGTGGAGCATTTAACCAAATTAAGAATGTTGATGTTGTGGGTCCAACAGCAGGCAGACGTTTTACATTTACAAATAATTTAGCAATATCATGTGTATTATCTGGTGCAGATCCGTATGATGGTGTTAC